TTCTACTCTTTCAATGACTATGGACACATACAGTCACTTATCCAAAGAGAACGCAAAAAAAGCCGTCTCATTCTATGAAATGGCTCTAAAATCTATATAAAAGTAAGCAAAAAGGTAAGCAAATTGCTGAAACAGTATTTTAAAACAAAGAAAAAGCCCATAACAACGGGCTTTTTGCAAAATGAATTTTAAAATTAAAGCATTTTGTTATAGAGCTAAGCTAGGTTTTTCTTAGCTATCTATTCAACCTAAGAAACTAGTAAAAACTAGCATTATATAGGAAGAAAGTTTTTATAGATTGCTTTACAATTTACCTAAAAGTTAGCAAATAGGTAAGCAAAATAGATTTACAACGTTGTCAATTTACGAGTTTAGCAGGCAAGAAACTAGCACCAGAAAGGTGCTTTTTTAGTTGTCCTCGCCTAGTTCCTTTATTATATCCGATACTTTTTCTAAACTCAATGTTTCGTGTGGCTCAACTCGTTCACCGTCCAAAACATAGTCATGGATCTTACCATTCTTTCGGACAATCTGGACAGTATCACCCTTAATAAAACCCTTATCCATTGCCTCTTTAAATTCATCATAGATTAGCATTATATTATTCTCCTTTCCTATACTATTCGTAATTGATACAGAAAAATACGTATCTTTTTAAGTAATGCTATTATAGCGAAAAATGTTAGCAAACATTAGCATAAATTGGTATAGACACCCTATAAAAAACTGGAAAAATTGCGCGTGATGTAAGACAACACCTTGTAGTGGCTCTCCAGACGGCAATATAGGGGCGGGGGTGCAATTAAAATAGCCCGAGTGTTATCGGACTATTCTTTGTCTAGGGCGTGTTAAGGACGATATAGGGGTGTTTTATACCAACATTTCTCAACATTCTTATACCACGCGCCACTATATACTTTTATATTCTAGTATTTTCTAACATTTATGGTTTCCATTCCCATATTTTCCAATAATATAGTGGTGTTTTATACCGACATTTTCCAACATTTCCCTATAATTAGGGAGTTAAGAACGTTCACCGCTCCATGTAAAGAGTAACTAGAAAAATTGAGAACGTACACAAATTTAAAAAGCGTTTTCCAAATACGACCACGGTGTCGCATTTAAGAGTGTGCTTCAATTTCTCGACGTTGGTAAATATCGAAACGTTACGACATATCAAGATTTTAACAAGCGACTTGCTCCATTTAACCATAAGTCCTCACCTTTGCGCCAATATTGATAATACTTAGCTCTATGCTTGTAATAAGTTTTCCAGTGCATTCCTTTTGGCTTATCGGGAAAATCGGGTGTTAAGTAGTCCTTCGCCTCGTATTCAGGCACTATCTTTTGAGCTTCCTTAACTGCCTGCTCCCAGTAATAAACACAGTCGGTCTTGCTTCGGTTTAATGTTCTATTATGAAATCCTAGACACTTACGACATGATAAGGCTTCGCAATACCAATATAAGCTCGTTCTAGCCTCTCCACAGTTAGGACAATATAAATAATAGCGATAGCCTCCATAGTTTAATGACTGCCGTTTTAGGGGCGTTTCTTGACCGTTATAAACTATGGTCAACTTATCCAAGTCTAGCCATACCTTAGTTTTGCCGTGTGCCATCTTCGCCTTGGTTAGGTTGCTAGCTTTGAGAACGTCTATAAACGCTTTTAATTCAATTTCTATCACTTTGACACCTCGCCTTATATATGGACAACCCAACTATTCAAACAAATCAACTAGTTCACCGTTTCGATAGTTTTCAGCAAAAGCTAAACAAGCAAGGTTAACTAGCTCTTGAAATCTTGTTTTAGCATAGCCTAATTCTTGACCGATAACCCAGTTTGGTGCTGGTGGGTGTTGTAAGAAACGGCGATAGATAATAACCCTGTAGCGTTTATCAACGATGTTTCTGTGTGCTTCCTCGATAGCTTCCAGCTCATTTATGGCATTCATTCGTCTTAGGGCTGGTGTTTCAACAATGTTACTGCGGTTATTGTTCTTAGAACGTGGCTCAAAGGTATAATTTGCCGTTATACGCTGTTCAGCGCTATCGTGTGCAATCTCTCGCCATCGTGGGTATTCTCGCAACTTCTTTTTAGCGTTCTTGATTGTCTGCTTTTCATTGATTGCCATAAGTTCCATGATTTATCCTCTTTTTATACTAGTTAAAAGCGCTCAGATAACCCAAGCGCTTCATTTCTGTTCAATCTTTGGCTAGTATCCCACTGACTGCCATATCTCGGATAAACTGGCTTTCTATCTCTGCTGGTAGCTCTAACGAAACTAGTAACTCACCTAGTGCCTGCTTGTCTGTGCTGGCAATCATTTTCTTTAAGGTGTTTTCGTATTGCTGTTTTAGATAGTCGCAAAATGCCAATCTTTGGGCTTGTGTCGGTGTAGCATTCAAAGCCATATAACAAGCTTCAGTTATCTGTGAGAATAGTTTAGCACGCGCTTCTGGGTGCGTATACAGTTCATAAATGTTCAGACTGGTATCCTCTGCTTGTAACTTTTTAGCTATTTCCATTAGTTTAGGAATATCGCTAGGCTCAATAGGTGTATCATCAGCCATATAATTTAAGCGGTGCTGTTCAAGTTCCAGTCTGTCTTTTTCCGCTTGTTCTAGGTAGTGGTTTTCAGTCATTTTTAGTCTCTCTTTCTTGTTTTAAGATTTAGCATTATCTGAATGTTTCTTAAGTGTCATGATGTTTCTCCTTTCCTTAATCAGTATAAGTTACAAAGACACTATCCTTTAGGCTTTGCACACTTACAACGTTTTTATCAATCATAAAGCCATTGATACGAGTTTCAAACTCTACGTCATTTTCAATTCTAAACTTTTCAAAACCAAGTGTTTCATGTATTCCGTCTGATACGTGTTCTCTTGTAAATAGTTTAATTTTCATTGTTTGGTGTCCTTTCTTATTTTTTCTAGTACAGTTAGTACAGTTAAAAAAAGTACCGTACCAAAAATAAACGTTGTCATATCAAGGGTTTAGTACAGTTAGTACAGTTAGTACAGTTTTTTTTGTTGTTTTATACTACGCACCTTTTTTTAGTTTATTTTTGATATTTTATTTTTTATTTTTATATATTATATATTTAAGTGTACTAAGTGTACTAAGTGTACTAAAGTATTGATATGAAAGCATTTATAACTCTGGTATACCGTACTAGACCCGTACTAGACCCGTACTATTTTAAATTCTTTCATATCCACGTTCTTTTTTGTCTTTCTCTAGGTTCTCTTTTTTCCCTCTACCATTATTATAGGCATCAAAATGCCAAGGGTTTGAAACTAAGTGAGGGTTAAAATCATCAAAAAATACTTTCCCTTTGGGTATGGTTACCTTTTTTGGTTTAAATGTTTTAGGTAAAATTTGTTTTATTTGCTTATGTAAAGCAATTTCATTTAAAAAGTAATTTTTGTTTTGGTGTTGTTTGCAATATGCTTTAAAACACTCAAAAACATAGCCATTAGGAACGTATCTACACTTGATAACATCATCATTGAAAAACCTATCTACAAAGTCAGCCACTGGATTATTTTCTTTGTACGCTTCATCAAGAAAGCTTACTGATTTTTGAGGTTCAACATCTTTAAAAGGTGTTTCAATGGCAAGCTTAACAAAATACTCTAATACTTGCTTGCGACTTACATAGTCGTTTTTTATTCGTTTGTCTGGTTTTCCTTTAAGTTCGCTAAACGATAGCACCCTAAAGCGTCTATTAATAGCTTTTTTATCTGCATTCATTCTAGGGAAGCCATTAGATGACTGAACAACAGTCATTTTTAAACGTGTTGTGTAAGGTCGTTTTCCCTTGTCCTCTATTTTTATTGGGTCGCCAGTTGCTAAACTAAAAACAATAGATGTATCTTTAATAACTACGTCTTTCTGAATATCGTCACCGATAACCACTGATTTTCCGATAAGAATAGACGTGTCAAAACGCCCAGCGGTGGCATCAATTTTAAAACTGGCTATGTTTTCAGCTCCTACTAAGTTTTCTAGCAAAGTTTGGAACGTTCCTTTTCCAGTTCCCCCCTCACCATAAAGCCAGAAAATATTCTCTAAGGTTTTGCCCGTGATTGTTGCCCTAATGATTTGTATAGCTAAGTCGTAACTCTCTTTGTCATTATTAAAAAGTCCTTTTAGCCATTCTGTGGGTTTCCAGCCATTGATGATTGGTTCTTCTGCATTGGGATTGTACCCTACTTTTACTTTTCTGGTTACGATAATATCGGGGTCAAACTGAAAAAATTCGCCCGTGTTATTGTTGTAAAGCTCGTTCCCCACGACTACAAAATTATCCTGTTTATCTTTCAAAGGAACGCTATGAGATATTTTATAAAGTGCATCATTAGATTGTCTTTCTGTGATATTCGGGTGGATAGTTACCAAAAGGTCTTGTAAAAACTCGTTATCCTCTGAGTAAACCCCACTATCTGGGTCGTAAAAAAATAATGGCGCTCTTTGTCCTTGCCCCTCGGGTCTAATTCGTACAAAGCGGATATATCTTTTTAAAAAGTCCGCACAACGCAGTGAAGTTGTGGGGACTACTTCCTTTTTAGCCTTTTCCCCCAGCTTAATTGCATCCGCCTCTACTTTTTTTCGTCTTAATTCCCCATTATTCTCGTCTTCTTCTGCTTCTGCTAGCTTAAGTAACGCATCAGGGCTATTCATGTAAGTCTCGTAAGCTTTTTGATATGCTATTTCTTTCTTTTTTTCTAAAATGCTTATAAACTGTTCTCTAATACCCTTGAACGTTTTTAGATAGCCATCTTCATCAAATAAAGATTGTGTGTCTTCTTTAGTTTTTTCAAGTTGCTCTTGCAATTCGTCAATATTAATTTCCATTGACACCTCTCTTTCTTATTTCTGACTTAATAATACTTTCAAAAGTCCGTTCCAGCTCTTGCTCTGGTAAAGGGTTATCTGTAACGCTATTTGCTATGGTTGTTAGCTCATAGGCAGTGGCTACGTCAGCATCAACCCATTTTGACAACAATAACCCTACAAACCTAGTTACCGCAACATTTCGCCCACCCTCGTCACCAAAGCCATGTAATAGGGTATCAAGCACGCGCATGGTGATTGTTTTATTACCGCTTGGGCGTGTGCGATAGTGTGGTTTCTGACTGGCCATAACTGTTTTTGCTACGGGATAGTCACGACCTCTATTTACTATCTTTTTATAATCAGCAGGGTCTCCAGTGGTTACTGGTAAACCTTGTAACTGCGACCATGTTAGGCTTGTACTGTCGTAAGGTAGCCCGATTTTACTTGCTATCTCTTGGACAGTCTGCCTATAGGTCTGCTCGTCCATTGCGTCGCTAGGTTTCACCACAAGTCTATAACGTGGCTTATTAGCCGTGTGCTTAATAGTTGGGTAAACAATATATGAATAGCCATGTAAGGCGTTCTCGACCACGCTAGGAAAGTCTATATTAGCCTCTAGCTCGTCATAGTCTAAGAAAATCAAGTCACGGTAAATTAAACTAGCGTTATTGCGTTTGTAGTTGCCGTTCTCGTCTTGTTTCACCTTGCCAGCAATACAGTAGGGGGCTGAATTGCGCTTAAAATCGTCGATATTTTCACCTTGTGGCACTTTCATAGGTCTACGTTCTGCAACATAGTTAAAGGGGGATTTTTTATCGAATAAATGTAAGTCATTACCAAAACCCTTGCTTTCGTAGATAGGCATTAAATCACCTCTTTCTAGTTATACACGCCTAGAAAAGCTAGAATATCACTGACACGATAATAAACCTTGCGCGTGTCCTCTACTGGTGGCTGATAGCGTTTAAGTCCTGCCTCTTCCCAACGTCTTAGAGTGTTGTATTTAAGTCCTAGCTCGTCCATTGCTTGCTGGGCAGTGATTATCCCTAACTGGTGTCTGTCAAGCTTAGAATACCCCTCTAGGGCTTTATCTAGTACCGATATGACCCCTTGGGCAAGCTCTTTTTGGTATTCTTCACTTAGAACTTGCATATTAGCCCCTTTCTAGTGATTTCTCGTATGCAGTCACGTCTTCAATAGACTTTAAAATATCTAATCTTTTCTGTTCATTCTTGACTTGGTTTTCAAGAGATCTAAGTCCCTCTAATAGTTCCTCTCTGGTCTCTGCGATATAGTAACCGCTACGGATACCAACCCTAACACCAATGATAGGAACACCATAGCGAATAACTAGGTTACTGATTGCACTAGATATTAGACGGGAGTTGTAACCCGTGATAGTGGCTATTTCTCCACCAGTCGTAGCGTTAGCACGTCCTTTCTTTAGGATTGCTAAAACTGCCATTTCTGCCTCATGTAGTCTATTTTTCTTCATTTACACCTCTTTCTAGTTGTATTGTTTTCTCCGCTATGCAAGCTAAGTTCTCTATAGATTGTTGTTGTGTTTTAATGATATCCAGTAGTTGCTTGATTATCTCGACAATTTCTGGAACAACGTCCATATCCGTATCTTCCGTATCTGTAATTGTAACTAGAGTTGCGCTTAGTGTTTCTAGCTCTTTATTCCGTCCAAAAAGGTCAATAATTTCTGTCATGATATTCCTCTTTCTAGTTGTAATAGTTGCCTTGAGATTGAATGTACGCCCCGTAGCGTGTGCCTACGTTGCGCGTGGTGTTATCTTCAGTTTTAGGCTCTATTTCAAGCTGAAAATAGCTTTTCTTGAGCCATAAAACAGCAAGGGCTAGCGTTAAAATGATGACTAGGATAATAAACTGGGTAGCAGATAAATTTAATTCAGTAGCCATGAGTTACTCTCCTCTTTCCTTTGCCTCGTATGCTCGCAATTCCTCTGGGTTGTCACAAGAGATTACCGCCTGTGTATTGATCAAATCTAATTCATTCATGTTATGCCCTCGCTCTGGATAGATACTTTTTTATTGATAAAATCAACGATAAACTGGAATAGATTTGGTTCATTTTCCTTGATTTCAGCCATGAGATCATCAAATTCTGCTTGTGTCATGTTGTCTAGGTCTAGTGTCATTGCATTGCCTCCTCAAACTTCTCTATAAGACAACTTTTATTTGCTTTCTGAGTTCCATTTTTAGAGTTAAAAAGAATATCTTTTAAGGTTACAGTAGCCTCTAAAAACTCCTTTTCAGCATGCTCTATATACGCCTGTTGCTCTGCTTCGTTCTCAAAAAAGTGCTTAGCTTGGCGTTTAAAGAATGCTTTTCGCATAGCGTCCACTTCAAAAATACCCGGGCCGAAACGGATTCCCGTAGTGCTTTTAGAAACTGCCTCGATTTTATGGCTGTCATTCAATTCAGGAAGTTCAATCCAAAGTAAACGGGATAATTCTTCTTTGATAACCTTTGTCTGATTTGCCAATAACGAAAGTCTACTGAGCCCATTTTTTTCGCCAATCTCTTGCATTTCTGAGCTAATTCTGTCTATATATCTAGTTAAATTCTCGTATGTTGTTTCTGTCATGTTTTTTACCTCAATTATGTTTTTATTTTCTGTGATGCTTATCCATTTTTAAGAGGTGGCCTCTAAGTAGGGGTGCACGATACCAGCAATTCATGGTATAATTGAGGTATCTTTATAAGTGTTCTAAAATCCGACATAATATGGCTTGCCTGCCAGTGTGTTGCGTTTTAGTTTTAGATGTTTAAAGGCTTGTGAGTTTGGCGACTGCTAAGCCTTTTTGTTTACTTTTGCTTTCAGTTCTCGACAGTTAAGATCTCGTCGATAGTAACACCCAAAGCCTTTGATAGTTTTAGTAAAGTTTGGCTATCGGGGTTTTTAGTACGCTCATAATAAAGATTAGTTAGGGTTGTTTTTGAAATACCCGTATCTTTAGACAAATCAGCGACTGTTTTCCGTTTTTTGGCTAAAATGACACGAAAATTGTTTTTCATAGTTTCGCTCCTTTCTTTGTATCTGTATAACAAGAAATATTCCTTGTTATATTTAATTTTACTCATTTAAATTTCATTGTCAAGTGAAATATTTCTTGTTATAATATTTTTGTCAAAGGAGTGTGAATATGAGTATAATAGGGAATTTTTTAAAAGAAACAAGGAAAGATAAGAATATTAAGGTAGTAACGCTTGCAAAACAAGTCGGAATATCTCAACCATATATTTCAAATATTGAAAACGGAAAAAGAGGTGTGACAAAAGAGTTATTCTTTAAAATAATATATGCCATCGCTGAATTATCACCCATTACTAGGGACGTATATTATGAATTGGAGTTATCGGAAGAAAAGAAAGAAGAAATATATATTGATGATACGTTAGGCGAATTTTGGGATGAATACTACGATGATATAAAGAGAGATTTAAACGGAACTTTAGACGATGAGGATGAAGAAGCTATTTCAACTTTCGAAGATTTTGAGAGTTATGTCCAGTTATGGAACTTAGAAGATATGCTAACAATCTCTGGATATTCTGATTTTCTTGACTCTAAATATGGAGTGGATAACTACACGGAATTTGGAGACTATCAAGACTATTCTTCATATACAAATCCAGAATACGTACAAGAACTTGTGTTTGATTACTGGTATCAATCTATATTGAGTAAATTCCTAGAATTATTTGAGATTGATTTAAGCCCTATCGAAACTAATCGGGCTTTATTGAGCAAACTTGATAAGCAAGAATTTGAAATTTATTCAACAGTAAAAAGTCTTCGTTCTAAAACGGGAAATTTCGCAAGGTATCATTTACAAGAGGAAAATAAAGACAAATTAGTTGATCTAAATGTTCTCTACGACCAAGAAAGCATTTATAATATTACCCTTGACGGTAAGCCTTTATCAGAAGAAGATATTATTGCACTACGGAATACGTTAAACGGAATAAGATATAGTAAATAATTTTAACTAACAACACACTCACGATATAAACCAATCTAACCCCGACATAATATGGCTTGCCTGCTGATGTTTAGAAAGGTTTATCATGAAAATTAACGAGATAAAGAAAAAAGACGGGTCAACCGTCTATCGTGCTAATGTATATCTTGGTGTTGATGTAGTCACTGGCAAGAAAGTAACAACTAAAGTCACTGCCAGGACAAAGAAAGAACTCAAGACCAAAGCCCAACAAGCCCAATTTGATTTTAAAGCTAATGGATCAACACGTTATAAAGAAGTAGCAATAGAAACATTCGAGGAGTTAGCTATTTCATGGTGGGATAGCTACAAAGATACCGTAAAACCTAACACCCAAGATAATGTTCATAAGATTTTAAATAACCATATCTTGCCTTTGTTTGGCAGTTTTAAACTAGATAAGCTAACAACTCCACTAATACAGTCGATTATCAATAAGGTTGCTAATAAGACCAACAAAGGAGAAACGGGGGCTTATCTCTATTATGACAAGATACACGCGCTTAACAAGCGTATTTTACAGTATGGCGTAGTCATGCAAGCTATACCGTTTAACCCTGCGCGTGAGGTTATTCTCCCTAGAAATATCCAAAAAGCAAAGCGACAAAAGGTTAAGCACTTTAACAACGAGGAACTAAGGCAATTCATTGATTACTTAGATAGCCTAGACAGTAATAGATACCGTTATTACTATGAAACCGTGCTATATAAGTTCTTACTTGCCACTGGTTGCCGTATTAACGAGGCTTTGGCTCTCTCATGGTCTGATATTGACCTTGATAATTCTGTTGTCCATATAACCAAGACTTTAAACTATAAACAAGAGGTAAACAGTCCTAAGTCAAAAGCTAGTTACCGAGATATCGACATAGATCAGCAAACCATAACCATGCTGAAAAGATACCAACGTAAACAAACCCAAGAGGCTTGGAAACTAGGTAGGTCTGAAACAGTGGTATTCTCGGACTTTATACACGAATACCCTAATAACCGTACCTTACAAACTCGATTAAGAACACACTTTAAACGTGCTGGGGTAAATAATATAGGTTTCCACGGTTTCCGACATACTCATGCTAGCTTGCTCCTTAATTCGGGTATTCCTTATAAGGAGTTGCAACACCGCCTAGGACATTCTACTCTTTCAATGACTATGGACACATACAGTCACTTATCCAAAGAGAACGCAAAAAAAGCCGTCTCATTCTATGAAATGGCTCTAAAATCTATATA